GCGTGAACACGCGCAGGAAGCGCCGCCGTTGGTCATACGTTTCTGCGATAGTTGGGGTAACAACCGAACCTTCCAGCGTGATATTGCGCATGTCCATGGCGGAGGATATGAAAAAGGCGCCATCCTGATCAGGCGCTTTGAAGGTGTTCACGGTCTGGCACACTTTGCCTGCGCCATCCACCCGCGTCAGGAAGAACGGACGAGTCTGCCGAAGGGTGACGCTTTCGCCATTCGCGTTTGTATAGGTCAGTTCCAACGCCACGCCTCCTTAATACTCAAGCGCCAGCTTGCGGGACAGGTTTTTAAATTCGCGAGCGATCTCTTTTTCGGAGAGCGCTTTGGGGGACATCACCGAGATGTTCTGTGTGATGCTCGTGCCCGCAGTTCCCGTGCCAGAGCTATATCCGTTTACTCTTGCGTTCATGTCAAAGCGGGTCGGAATGGCATTCTGCATGTCCTTGGCCACACCGGCCATCGCCTCTTCGAAGCCGACCCCGATGCCTTCGCCCATGTTGCGCCCTAGCCCGGCAAACAGCGTCGAGGGCGAATGGATGCCAAAGAAGTTCTTGATGCTGTCGACCACACCGCCAAAGAAGCCGGAAATCTTGTCACGGAGCCACGCGCCCGCGTCCGAGATGCCCTGCCACAACCCCTTGATGAGGTTGCCGCCCACCGAGGCGATCTGGCTGATGGAACTCGTAAACCCGTTCACCAGCGCCGTTATGATCTGGGGCACTGCCTTCACGATCTCGATGATGATGGTCGGCAGATTCTTAATCAGGGCAACGAACAGCTGCACGCCCGCAAGGATAATCTTGTCGATGTTCCCCACAAACGCCCCCGTCAGCGCGCCCACGATCTGGGGTACAGCCGTGACTATGGTCGTAATGATCTGCGGCAACGCTTGGATCAGCGCGACCAACAGCTTGACGCCCGCATCGATGATCAGCGGGATAGCGGTGATCACCGCGTTGATAATACTGTTGATGATCTGCGGTATCGCCTTCACAATGGCCGCGATGATCGTCGGCAGCGCCGTGACCAGAGCGGTCAGGAGCTGGATGCCTGCCTGAATGATTTGCGGGATGGACTGGATCAGGAAACTTACCAGCGCATCGATGATGGCAGGCAGCGCGTCGATCAGTTGTGGAATGGCATTAAGTAATCCCTGCGCAAGGCCAAGAATCAGCTGCAGCGCCGCGTCCAGCAGGAGGGGCAACTGTTCCAGCAAGCCCTGCGCGATGGTCATGACGGCGGTCACGGCGGCGGGGATGAGCGTGGGCAGCGCTGCCCCGATTCCTCCCACCAGTGCTGTTACGAGCTGCACCGCTGCCGCTACCAGCAGCGGCAGATTTTCAATCAGTGCACCTGTGATCGTCATGACCGCGCTCACCGCCGCCGGGATCAGTTCTGGCAACAGGCTCAGGAGTGTTCCCAGTACTTGCGTGAACAGGGAGGTGACGGTTACCAGGAGCATCGGCAGCAGATCCCCGATTGCGGTAAGGATGGCTCCTGTCGCAACCGGCAAAGCGCTCACCACGTTCTCCAGCACCGGAACGATGTTTTGCACAACCGCCTGAAACGCGTCTACCAGATTCTGTGTTAGGTTGGTCATATCGGCGTTCGCATTGCCAAGGCCTGCCGTAAAGGAACCCAACGCGGCCTTCATGAGCCCCAGCGAGCCGGAAATCGTCTGTGTGGATTCCCGCGCAAAGTTACCTGCGTACTGTTCTGTGTTTTCAAAGAACATCTGCATGGCAAGTTCAGCCTTTTCGGAGTTGCTGGCTGAAGCCCATGTGAAATCCAGACCTTTCGCGAGCGCATACGCTTCAAGGGTTGTGGCGTTCATGGACACACCGAGGTTGTCCATCATGGTGAAGTTGCCCTTGGCGGCGCCCGCGACGGAATCCAGCGCCATCTGCATATCGATGCCCATGACGGAAGCCATGTCGGCGGCGCGCTGCAGCGCTTTCTCGGTCAGTTCCAGGCTTTTCTGCTGCTCGACGCCCGAACCCTGAAACAGCGCGCCCATTTTGTTGGCGGTGGCGAGGTACTGGCTCTGCGAAACGCCGAGGTTCTTGTAGGCTTCTTCGCCCGTGCGCTGGATGGATTCGGCGTATTTCCCGAAAACCGCCTCCGAGCCACCGAGGTTCTGCTCCAGCTCGCCAAACTGCTGCACGACTTCCTTGCCGAGCTTGATGGCGGCGGCTCCGGCAGCGGCAGCCACGGTACCCATCGCCTTGCCGATGCCGCTTAGGATGCTGCCGAGCTTTTCAAACTTGCCGCCAGCCTTTTCGGCGTTTGCGCCTGAATCCGTGATCTGCTCGCCCAGATCGTCCGCGTCCTCGGCGGACTCCTCCAGTTCGCGCTCCATGCCATTAAGCTCGGCTTGCGCCTTGTTGAGCTGGATCTGCCAGTTTTGGGTGCGGCGATCGTTTTCGCCAAAAGAAGAAGCCGCGTTATCCAGCGCGGCTTTCAGGGTGGAAATCTTTTCTTTCTGGGCGTCGATTTCCTTGTTCAGGACGGCGTTTCGGGAGGTGACGGCCTGGATGGACTTGTCGTTTTTCTCAAACTGGCTGGTTGCCAGCGCCATTTCGCTGCCCAGCACCTTGAAGCTCTGGTTAATATCAGCAAGCGCTTGTTTAAACTCGCGTTCGCCCTCAACCCCAATTTTCAGGCCGAAATTGTCCTGTCCCATGTCCGTCACTTCCCATCAGATTCCCGGAGGAATAAGATCATCTATCGTCCAGTACTTCTTGGGCTTTTCAAGACCCAGAAACTGCTTGTGGCAGCACCAGAGATCGAAGAACAGCCCGATAGGCATGAGCCAGAAATCTTCCGCGCGCATGCCCATCGGAACTGTGGCATAATAGTACAGTCGGGTAAAGACCTCCTCGTCCGTTACCCGACTGCCACGTTTTTTACGTTTTCCTCTTCGCTCAGGATATTGCGCTTGGTGCCCCGGAACATGGCCTCCGTGATCGCTTCCTTGTAAGCGGTCAAATCCAGCGGGGAGGTGAGCAGCTCGACCTCGTCCTCTGTCAGCAGAAGTTCCGGCGTATCGCGGTTTTTCAGGTTGCGTACCAGAATGGACTGGTTGGCCAGCAACGTGATCAGCCATACGACCTCGTCCAAGGCCATTTCGAAGTTTTCCGATTTCAGGAGTTTTTCGCCGAGGTTTTCCAATCCGCCGTACCTACGGGCGATTTCTTTGGTCGCGCGGGTGGTGAGAATCAGTTCATAGGGTTGGCCGCCAATCACAATGCTGGCGCTGCGATCCGTATCCATGGCTCAATTCCTCCTGTAAAGTCTTATTCGCCGCCGGAAACCGTGTATACCGGCTCATAGACCTGACCAAACCAGCCCGTAACCGTGGCGGTGGACACCCCGGCAGCGCCTTCCGTCACTTCAGCCTTCCAGGGATGCTTGCCCAGACCGTCCAGCTTGTTGCGTCTAAGCACAGTGCCCTCAATCGTAGGTGTAGAGAAGGTGATCGATTCGCCCTTGGTTTGCAGGTTGGTGGCGGGAATACCGAATTTCACCTTGTAAATCCAAAAGTATCGGTATCTTCCATCAGGCTTCAACGCGCGGAAGCCAACGGCAACCGGCACGCCCGCGTTTTCGCTCGCGGAGACGAGTACGCCGTTGTCGTCGGCTACCGCGCCGGTCAGGTCGCGCGCCGCGGCAACGCCGATATCGTCCACGCCCAGTGAGAGCGTACCCGATTTGAAGTCCTTAATCACTTCAGCAGCACCGTCGTCGGCGTACAACACCGCCTCCGCCAGTTCGATGGAAAGTTCCGCCTTCATGGCTTTTGCCAGCGGCGCGGGCACGCCGTAAGTTTCCTCGCCATCCGAGGCTTCAGTGATTTTTGCGTAATACAGCCTATCCAAACCAATCGTAGCCAATTTTCATTCGCCGACCATGTGCGGGGGTACGCGGAAGATGCGGGCGATCTCGTTGATCTGGAACTTACGAGTTTCCAAAAACTGGGCTTGCTCTGGGGGAATGCCGATGGCCTGAAACTTCATGCCCTCTTCCAAAACTGCTACGCGATGGGCGTTTCCGCTTCCCTGATACGCCGCGTTCCAGCTATCCTTGACCCGCTGCACATCTTTGATAACACCCGGATGTTCGAGCACCCCGCCGGGATTGGCGCCATTGGCAAAGAAGCTCGCGCCATACTCCTCGGTGGCCAGCGCCATACCGATGGCATTTTTGGCCATCGCGATGGGGCTGTAACCGATCAGGCCATCAAAACCCAGGCCGGGGATATGCAGAACCTCATCCTTGCGCAGCGTGATGTAGCCGCCCTTGGGTTTCAGCCCGCTTTCATCCACATCCCGATAATAGGTGTAGCGAAGTTCGCCGTTTGGTGCGCGGCTTACGTCCATCTTGTTGGGCAGTAGTGGATACAGGGCGACAGGTTGCCCCCGCCCGTTTCGGACGATCTGCGCATAGGCGTTGCCCCAGAGTAAAAGATGACTCATGAGTGTTTCTCTGAACACAAATGAAGTCATCTCGGGATTTGGTTCGTTGTGGAGCAGGTTGTACAGCGGGTGCTGCGGGAACCGCTCTTTGCCTCCATCCGAGCGGTACTGATACACATGTAGCGGAAGCCCAGCGACCGTTTCAGCGAGGATACGCACACAAGCGTATACCGCTGTGGTTTGCAGCGCGGTATGTTCATTGACCATTTTTCCAGAGGTCGTGCCGCCAAATAGAAAGGAAAACGCGCTCCCTAGGCTGTTTTTAGGCTTATCGCGGGAGTGGAACAAACCGGTGAGGATTCCCATATTGAACACCTCCGGAGTATGATAAAGGGGAGCAATCTGTTGACTGCTCCCCAAGTGAACGAGAGGCCGATTAGAAGTTGAACTCGCTACCCCAGTCAAAATCGCCGGACGTTTCGCAGTTCTTTGGCCAGTGGGCGCACCACTGCGGCACGCACGGGTTCTCCACTCGATCCAGGCTGGGCGTATAGGGTTTGATGTCCAGTAGTGGACTACCTTCGTCTGCATCGATATACGCAAGCCCAACGACGCCGTTTGCAGCGTCGATGTAGGTCACTTCGGCGCACGAAAGCGCAATGGGGTTGGGTCTGCTGGGGCTGCGCATGGCAAAGACGCCAATCTGATCAGGCCCATGCACATACGGCTTGGTTTCGCTGTTTTTAGCCCGCTCCTCCGCCGTATCGCAACCGTCAAACCACCATATCACCTGAATGTGGCTGAAACCCTCCAACCCTTGCAGTGCGCCCAGATATTCGCGATCGATATGCAAGCAAAACTGACCATGATTTGTGCTGATTTTCCCAATGGTACGTAAAGAAAACCCCATGTGTTTCTCTCCTTTGAATTAGGATCATCAGCGCTGACACCCTTATTGTAGCAGGAGTTTCGCACACTACAAGTACCATTTTTACAAAATCAACAAGCCTCTCTCCGAGTAGACGCTCTCGCTATTGCCGCCTCCGCAGCGTATCGCGCGATCCAGCGCCATGATGGTCGCGACCGCGCCGTCGATCTTTTCTGTGGATTTCTCTTTATCTGGCTTGATGTTGCCAGCAGGGTCGGTGCGGACGTAGATATTGTCCATCATCCACCGGAGCACCGGATGCCCGCCGTGCGCAAGCTTCTGTTCCAGCGTAAGTTTCATGAGTTCTTTGGTCGGTGGCGACATGTCCTTGAAGCCCTGGCCGAAAGGCACAACGGTAAAGCCCAGTCCCTCAAGGTTTTGCACCATCTGCACGGCGCCCCAGCGGTCAAAGGCGATCTCCCTGATATTGAAGCGCGTGCCCAGTTCCTCGATGAACTTCTCGATGAACCCGTAATGCACAACATTTCCCTCCGTGGTCAGGAGAAAGCCTTGCTTTTCCCAAAGGTCGTATTGCACATGGTCACGCCGTACGCGCAAGTCGATGTTCTCCTCCGGAATCCAGAAGAAAGGCAGAACCTCGTACTTGCCGTCCGTGTCCTCCGGCGGGAATACCAGCACAAAGGCCGTCACATCGGTTGTGCTGGACAGGTCAAGCCCACCGTAACAGATGCGGCCGGAAAGCCTCTCCTGATCAACCGGAAACGCGCAGGCATCCCACTTGGCCATCGGCATCCAGCGCACCGCCTGTTTAACCCACTGATTGAGGCGCAGTTGCCGGAAGCTGTTCTCCTCTGCAGGATTCTGTTTTGCGCTCTCGCAGGCATCCTTCACCTTGTCAATCGACACCGTGATGCCAAGCGAAGGATTGGCTTTCTTCCAAACCTTGGGATCCGTCCAATCATCCTCTTCCTTGGCGCCGTAGATAACCGGGTAAAACGTTGGGTCTCGCTTACGGCCTTCGAGGATATCCAACGCCTTCTGGTGGGTTTCGTAGCAAATACTCTGCGTGTCCGTGCCTGCTGTTGTGATCAGGAAGTAGAGCGGCTGGGTGCGCGCGTCGCCGGAACCCTTGGTCATCACGTCAAAAAGCTTGCGGTTGGGCTGGGTATGGAGTTCATCAAACACCACGCCGTGGATGTTGAAGCCGTGCTTGGAGTAGGCTTCTGCCGATAGCACCTGATAGAAACTGTTGGTGGGTAGATAGATGATCCGCTTGGTAGACGCGAGGATTTTAACTCGTTTGGAGAGCGCCGGACACATACGCACCATATCGGCGGCTACCTCGAACACAATGGACGCTTGCTGCCGATCAGCGGCGCAGCCGTATACCTCGGCGCGTTCCTCACCGTCGCCGCAGGTCAGCAGCAAGGCGATGGCGGCGGCCAGCTCACTCTTGCCATTTTTTTTACTGATCTCAACATAGGCGGTGTTGAACTGCCGGTATCCGTTGGGTTTCAGAATTCCGAACACATCACGGATGATCTGCTCCTGCCAGTCGATCAGTTCAAAGGGCTTGCCTGCCCAACTGCCTTTCGTGTGCGCCAGCGCTTCAATAAAGGATACAGCATAGTCGGCAGCGGGCTGACTGTACTGTGAAGTCTTGGCCATGAAGGCGGTGGGCTTATACTTTTTTAGCTTTCGAATCATGCCCACCTCTTTGAAGCGTTAATGAGAAAGAGCCTCATGAAGAAGCTCTTTAGGGTCAATGCTTATTGCTATTCAATCAACGACGTCTGTGTTATCATAGAGGCGAATTTCGTCCTCCCTAAATACAACGCCGAGGGTGGAGCCGTTGTCCCATCGGCAAAACAGGGTTCCGGCATCGTCAATGAAATCAACGGTGCCAAGATCGCCAGGCCGTAGCTTGGTGTAGGGATCGTTCATACGGACAAGCACCACGCGTGTGCCCTTTGGATACCGTTTTCGGAGGGCTTGCACGATCTCTTTCGATGGGAAATCATTCATCCACCGTCACCTCCTACTTGCTGGGCGCTCTGCTCTTGAACGCGCTGTTGCCGGAGAGGTTTTTGAGCAGAATCTTTCTCGCAACACGGTATTCATCACCCACAAAACCAAGCCTGATCAGGAAAACGCGGAATGCGAACTTCTCATTTTCGACAGGTTTCTCCTTAGCGGTAACGCGTTTCTGATGCAATGCCGATGCACAAAGCTTTTCGATCAGCATAGTGTACGCTTTAACCTTATCGCTGGCATCAGTGGCACTCCCCTCCAAGGAAAACCACGGAAACCTTAGCGTATCGACGGTTTGCTGAATGGGCAAGTCCTCCGCACCAAGGGCCGTTCTAAGCAGGTTCTCCTTCGCTTTCACCAGCTTGTTGAGGTTTTCCAGTTTATCAAGCGTGAATCCCGTCAGCGGAACCTCGATCGCTAAATCGTTGCTTTCTGGCTGGGCGTAGGCCGGAGGCTCCTGCTCGTCATGGTAGGAGCTGACTTTGCCGCCCAAAGCAGCTGTTTCGGGTATCGCCAGATCATCAGGAACCGTTATCTCGGCCAAAGGCATCGCGTCGTATTCCTCCTGTTCAGCTTTGAAGTCGTGCAAACCAAGCAAGTCGGCGACCAGTCCGTGGCTGTCGGTTCCTTCCAGCATGCCAGCCTTGTCGATTTTATAACCGCCGACCTCGTAGGCGAAAGTGGGAGCACCCTTGTAATGAACGGGCAGGTTCAGTTCCTCAGCGATGGCAGTGACCAGAGCTTTACGGGCGGCACCGGAAAGGTTGTAGTGAATCCTCATGGTAAGCATCCTCCTCTGTACTTTGGGTGCTTACATACATTGATCAACTGCCCCGGAATAGCAAGCAATATAAAGGGTTTTCACATTTATTTCTGCTGTTCCGTCGCAACAAGCTCGGTGATACCGCGAAGCGCAAAACACACGCACGGAAGTGCGACACCATTGCCCCAAAGTTTGTATTCCGCTGCAACCGAGTAAGGCTTTTTCAGCCACTTGATGATCTGTTTCCTGCTCCTTGGTTTTTTGGCCACGCCCATAATCCAGCGGTGGGTTTCAAACACCTGCGCCCACCATGCAATCTCGTCCTCGTTAGGAGTCGAGGTGCCCAGTCCTGCGCACCAATCGTCCGGGAAACCCTGTAGCTTCGCACACTCTGAGGGGGTTAGTCTGCGCACGGTGTAGCGCTGCCTGCCCACGACCGGCGGGTCTTTATAATCCCTTGCCTGCAGGCAGGGAGATTGATCGCGGCAAACCTGTGTGAATTCACCCGTGGTCATCGTGTAGGCAACGGATACGCCATCCTCGCTGGGTATTACGGACTGAGCGCAAACGGCGATACCGCCCTGGTTACAACTTGGGTTGCCACCGCTCCGGTCGATCGTTCTGGCGGTTTGCGCTTCGTAGAAACCGACGAGGGGATTATCAGACTTCATGCCTTCGGAATCCATCGACCCGATACCGAAGGCAACAGGTCCATGATCAATGACGACCGCCGTCTGGTTATCGCCCGCGTCTGCGCGAAGCGTACCAGAGTGTTCCGTCCAGCAGTGCCCGCCTAAGCGGGAGGCTGCTCCTGGCTCGAAAGCGACTGCTGTTCCAGCGCGATCCGCAGGATGTCCGGCAGCTGTTTCCTCCGCAAGGAAGCCCGACGCAAAATCCCTCGACACGCCTTCGCGCTCAAATAGAATCTCGCCGGC